GCTTGTAAATGCCATGACTCTGCCAAACTTTTTGCTCCGTTCTCTAGCAAGTCAAGTTCTTTCTTGTTGCCAGTGAACTGTTTGTACTCTTCTTTCCAGTTCATACCATACACGAGAATCCTTTGATTTTATCAAATCGGATGACACTTTCAAATTTGTCATGCAAATCTGTCTTATGAGAGATGACAAATATATTAGCATCCTTAATAACATAACGAATAATTTTTAAGAACTCTTCGGTTCCAAAACCATCAAGTGAAGAATCAAATACCTCATCCATAATCAACAGATTAGTATTTACTGAGTTTTTAAGTCTTGCAACTTCTCTCCATGTGAAAAGAAGTGCAAGATCAACTCTCATTTTTTCACCCTCACTGAAAGAACTATAAGAGAAATTTTCGTGAATAGGTGATTCAATCGTTTCACTAAACTCTCCATCAAGTTTAAAGTTGATGTAGAAGTCCATCATCTGAAGGTAACGATTAACCTGTTGATTAATGAATGGAAGATACTTCTTAATGATTTTTGTTTTTACGCCATCATCCCGAAGTAGAGAATAGGCAAAATCGTAATGTACGATTTCTTGTTTTTTGTCTGAGAGATATTCAATTGTCTTTTGGAGATTTTCTCTAAACTCTTCTAGCTTCTCATGTTCAGTATTTCGGTTCTGTAGGTTACTGGTAATAGTTTGAATTTCATGTTCGAGATCTCTGATCTGTCGTTGATTGAGGCTAATCCGAGTATTGTTTTGAGAAATGTCATGCGTTAGTTTCGTAATCTCCTTTGTTAGGGAATTGAATTGACGCTCTCTCTGTTGTTCAAACTTAATAGTGGATTCGAGTTCATCAAATCCTTCTTTTAGTTCCTTTGCCGTATTTTGAGCGTCACTAATTCTATTTACACGAAACTCTTCCTCAATATCTTGCTGACAGGTAGGACAAACCGTATTTTCTGTAAAAAACTTATGTTCTTTGGTAATTGTACTTACCTTTTGAGAGATTTTTCCACGAAGATTGTTTAGTTTTGATAACTTCTTTGTAGCACCAATAAAATTCTCTTGGTCTTTAGTTTGCCTTTTAATAGATTCATCAAGGATAGAATTTTGCTCCATATAATGAGCAACTTCCTTGTCTAACTTATCAATTTTCTGATTGTTAGCATCAATATTGGCATTACCACGATTCTCAAGTTCTTCGATGAATTCTTGTTGCATCTTCATCTTATCCTTAAGAGTATCTTTCTTAAGATCTAATGCTTTGATTTGATCTCTCTTTGTGCGAATATTATCTTTAATGAGACTATTCATCGCAGAGAAAATACGAATATCTAGCAAATCTTCAATTACCTCACGACGATTAGAAGTCGTCAATTGCATAAAAGGAACAAAAGTACTACTTCCCAGAATTACAATCTGAGTAAAAGATTTATAATTTACTTTAAGAATATTTTCTTCTAGAATACGTTGATTAGCACGGTCATCTGCTTCCCTATGAAGGAGATCCCCATTCACCTCAATATCAAATACGTTTGGTTTAATACCACGACGAACAAGATACTCTCTCCCATTTACATCAAACTCAATCTCAACCAAACAATCTCTTTCATTCGTAGCATTAATCAGTTGCGGTTTATTAATTTTACGAAATGGTTTATTAAACAAAACAAAAGTCAGTGCATCCAACATCGTGGATTTGCCTGCACCATTTGTACCAATAATTAAATTTGTGTGATGTTGTTGAAAATCAATCTCTGTGAAAGTATTACCAGAAGAGAGAAAATTCTTATAACGGATTTTCTTGAAAGTTATCATTCTTAGGAGGAATTACGATGTCATTTGGGGTGATCACGGCATACTTGTAATTATAGTACTTACAAGTTTTTATTGCTAGGGCATCGTCCACTTCTACGATATCCATTATAGCATCTTCTTCTTGATCTTCTAGCATCATAGCATATCTTTCTGCATCATCCTCTTCTTCAAACAAGAACAAAACTTTATGTCCGTACCTGTCTTGGACGGCATAAGCACCATCGTCCTTGTTATCTCTGAGGGTTAGAAGAAACATTTACTCTACTTCGCAAGCTTGCCGATACAAATCTTGGAAGATACCTTTGATGATGTTTTTATCAAGTTCAAATTCAGACTCATCAATATAACGATTGAGAATAGAAATCGTATTTTCTTCTTCATCAATCTCAAACTCTTCAGATTCTTGAATTTCAAAGTTCTCTATAATTTTGAGATCTTGAACTCCAACGGTATGAAGTTTATCAATAAACTTTTCAAAGTCTTTTGGTTTTGACTTTTTACGAACAATCACTTTTACAATTTTGTTCTCATACTCAGTTGCATTAAACAACTTGTGATTGGTATCCTCATAATAGATATTATAAAATAATTTATAAGGATTATTAACTGGAGTCAGAGTGAGGGTTTCCGTATCAAAGATATGAAAACCACGAGTATCATTCACATCTGTCCAATACATCTCATAAGGATTGCCTAGATAGAAGATTTTTCCGTCGTCTGATCTTGTATGGTAATGACCCGAAAACACCCTGTCGAACTTCTCAAATAATTTGCTCTCCAGACCGTCTTCCATGACGATGCTTCGATTAACTCTAAATCCTTGTAACTCAAGGTGCCCCATCGCGCACTTGCTAGTTGAACCTTTAATAGATAGGATACTGTTTTTAAAATTTTCTGCATTAATCCACGGGATAAAAAGAACTTTAAGTTTGTCCAGTTTTACTTCTGTAGATTCATGATATACAGAAATATTATTATAGTCAGATAGAAGCAAACCTGGAGAATTAACTTCATTAGTGTTTTTGTAGTATGTATCATGGTTTCCCACAATCATATGCACCTTGTAGTTCTTGAGCCGATCAAATACAACTCTCTTTGCCCACTGAAGACTTTGGTAATCAATTGACTTGCGACTATCAAATGCATCTCCCATATGAATGACAGTATTCACTCCTTCTGCTTCTAGAGTGGGAAAGAAGACATCATCATAGAACTTCTCAAAGTAATCATGGAGGTGCTTAGAACCCTTGCGAGCACCATAGTGGGTATCTGTGATGATGGCAACTTTCATCGGTTACGGTATTGAATATTATCCTTGATGGTATTATAGTCCGAACTATGCCCAGAAAGCAAGCTGTCATCAACCATCATAACTTCATCAAATCCAGTCTTTTCAATAATCTTGGTTTTGATATCCAGTTGCTTTTTCTCCTTCTGAATGCGTCTCAGAAAAGCATAATGAATAATCTGAGTAAAGTATGCAAATGGGTTCTTAGACTTTTCTGGATCAAAATTATGAATATATTGAACACAGTTTTCAATACCGTCAGAAATCATATCCTCACGGAACATGTAATTCACAAAGTTCGGTTTATATGAGAGGTGTGTAGCAATCTTCAAGAAACACTCACCAAGATAGTTTGGAATAGGTGGTTTACCTTCCCACTGCTTTCCTCTTTCTTGCTTAGGAAACTCAGTGAGATCTTTATTGAAAGTCTTCATATATGATACTTCTACCCTGGCACGGTAGTTGATCATTGCCTCTAACAACTCTTTGTTATTTACATAATGTTCTGATTTCTTTTTGGGCATAGTTCATTACTCAATAATATTATAAGATATTGTTATTATAACACACTTTTAGGACTTGACAACATAGTGAATTATAAGTAGAATACCTTTGTTAGGGTTGAAAAGGAAATTTAGCTTTCTTTAGTATCTTTAAGATTATAAAGATCCTCTAGATGTTTTCTTGCTTCTTCTACTGTTGTGATATATCCCATTTTTTGAGATGGTTTTACTTTACCAGATGCTTTCTGGTTTTCTGAATTCATAGGATTATGAAAGGTATCTACAGTTTCTTCATCTTCAAGGTAATCATTATATAATTCAATTAGTTTTTCATCTTTAGTTTCTGTCATTGTAATCAATTTATCAGGTTTTACAATAAAGAAATCATCAGATGATAACTCCATCCATGATTTTATTTTTATATGCATTCCATTAGGAGAGTGCAATAATTTCATAGTTATTGGATTTTGCATCACTATTAAAGGATCTCCATCATTTTCATCAATAGAGATTAGTGATAAAAGTTCTTCACCTGATATTAGTTTTATGATTGCGTAAAATTCATCTCCCATCATTTCTTAAGTGGTATGTTTACAATATCGTAATTGAAATTCTCTTCGTTATAAACTTTAATTCTTTCAATTAAATGATTAAGTGTGTAGTTTCTCCTGGACTTGTAGGAAATGTCGTCAGCAATGTCATAGAGAGTTGCCTTTGTCTTGTTATTGCCTTTCCTGAGCACGCGACCAATAGATTGGAGATTCCGAATTCTAGATTTGGATGGAGAAGCAAAAATAACATTGTGGAGATTCTTAATGTTAATTCCTGTACTGAAAGTTCCATATGAAGCAATAATAATTGCATTGTTTTCCTTTTCAGTAATCTCCCTTACTAATTCTCTGTCCTTTGTATCCACTCCACCATGAACAAAAAAGACTTGACGTTCATCAATCTTGCAATTATTTATTAAATTATATAACGGTTCTCCATGACCTTCAACTCTAGCAAAAAGAATTAAAGTATTTCCTTTTAAATCTAAAGCAAGATTACGAATAAATTTGTTTCTTCTTTCATGATTAATGATATACTGAACTTCATCCTCAAATGTTTCAAATTTATGTGCAGGGTGTTTCAATAGAAGTACGTTGATATCTAATTTAGCAACATGCCCCTTTGCCATTAACTCTTCAGTTCTAATGATTTTATATGAAGGACCAAAGAGTCCCTCTAAAACCCACTTATGCGTTTGTGTACCGTCTAATGTGCCAGTAAATCCATAACGATACTTTGCATCTGCAAGTTTTGTCATTATAGATATTAATGACTTTGATTTAAATTGGTGTGCTTCATCTCCAACGACCACATTAAATCTTGAAAAGTATTTGCGAGGAAGTTTGTAGATGGACTGCCAGGTTGTAATAATTACCTGAGAATCGGTTTCTCTTTCACGTCCAGCATAAATCTTGTGGCAATATGAACCTACATCCCAACCATAGTCTGCAAAATCTTTATACATCTGCTCTACTAAGGAAGTCGTCGGAACAACTATCAGAATATTTTGTTGCTTCTCAACGTAATATCTCACAAGAGAATATATCATCAGAGACTTTCCAGAAGCAGTTGGGGATATCAACAACTTTCTATTATGTTTTAGGGCGTCGTATACTCCCTCTACTTGATAATCACGGGGAGAATACTTGCAAATAGCATTCATATAATCTTTAACACCCTCTTTTGAAATAAAATCATTTGTCTCAAATGGAAGACCATAAAATTTATTTTCTACAAATTCATAAGTATATCCATGATCATCGCAAAACTGAGTAATCTTATCTAATAAACCAACATAAATTTCTCCAGTTTGTGTACTAAACAAACGAATTTTTCCGTCCCAATGTCTACTACGATATTGGGACATAAATTTTGCACCCGGTACTTCAAAAGTAAATTGATCTGCTAACTCGTAGTAGACATGAGGTTCTGCTTTTACTTGAAGAAATACCTCGTTCTTTTTAGAAATAATCAAATGAGACATAACCCATGAGTTTCACCTATGAGTATTTAGTCCATGCTTTCAAATTGAAATTCAAGAATTAGTCTATAAAAATTATCTCTCATCGCAATTAAATTTTGCTGTTCATCAGGATGTCCTCCAGACCATTTTTCAACTGCCTGACTAAGACCCTCATGAATTAATCTTATTCCTCTATAATTAAGTTCTATTGAATAGTAAGTATCGTTGTCCATTAATTGAATCCTGCTTGAAATCTATGCCATTCAATAGCATTTTTGATTTGATATGTTCTATTAGAAACTGTTTTGATAATTTCTTCTAAAAATTTAAGCATCACATCATAATATCGAATTTTTAAATCAATACTATTTAACTTTTCATCAGCATCCATATATCTTTGAAGTGCTTCTTTATCCCGAACTTTATATGGAAAGGGATCTTCTACATAAACTTCTGCTGGTGCTTTTCCTGTATAATAATTATGTCTTTCTAAACGAATACGATTATAACTTTCTCTTGCTTTTTCACGTAAAAGAGTAATCGTATTGTAGATTGTATAATACTTTGAGTGAAGTTGTGGTATCTTTAGTGACTCATCATGTAGATTATCAGGGTCAATGGTAGAATCTTTCTGCCACATCTCCTGAATTTTTTCAAGGTCCATCATAAGGGTGTTCTATTGTCAGGTGCTAAGATATTATAGACAGTATACTTGAAAGAGACCTCTGCTGTAAAGTAGTTGACATCATTATCCGATGCTTCAAACTCAAGAGATGTCAACGAAGTTGGATATAAATCTTTAAATTTTACTATGGCAACATCTCTAAAATTACTGTTCAAAATATGAAGACTTCCATCACTGAACTGTTTATTTAAATCCGTTTGACCATCATCATTTAGTAATAAATCTCTAAATTGCTGTGCAGTTTCTGGGAATCCCAAACCAGTTAACCAGTTATGAACTGCCATATAATTTTCCATATTTTCATCAACTAAAAATCTTAATGAAAAATCTCCGTAAGTTAATCTATCTCCAGGAACATCTAAATCTTTAAGATATGTTGATTGTATTGCAGAACCTAAACTAATTTCTGGTATTCTTGCAGAGTTGCAGAAAAAAGGAATTTTTGGATCTTTTGATAATGTAAATTTAAAACCAACTGGAGATAAAAAATTTCTATTATCTATCTGGTTGGGAAAACTGCAAGCCATTGTTTTTATTTGTATTTAGATAAAAAAAGAGGGTCCGAAGACCCTCTTGAAGAAATATGTGAACCGTG